TACATATGATAAAAACTGTGATATAATAAATTTGTTGTCAGGCGGGGGGTATATACTCAGTTAGTGGTAATACTTTGGTCTATCAGTATTGTTTATGTCGGTAGGTTCCTCGTCCATCGGATCAGGATCGGAGGGATCGTTAACGCACGCGTTGATGTATTGGATCTTAACGTCGTTGGCGCACTCAACGTGTGATACGATATGAAGGGGGTTGATAAAACAGAGATCGGTACTACTCAGCGGTTGCCACTCATAGAACACAAATCCTAGTCCACTCTCGTACTGTGTCAGCTCCAGTTTCATTGGACGCTGTACTTTAAGGAGTTTGTGATCGTCGTGATCAAGAACGATCGCAATCAGTTCATCTCCGGTAATCAGTTTGATGTGTTGAATGTTTACGTCGTCCACGTCCTCGTTGAGTCTTGACATTATGTTATTGGTACCTCATAGATCTTGAATTTGAAATGTTCTCTTGAGTAGATGCGTATACGCTCCGCTGAGTGATTTAGTGTGTAGTTCTTTTTCTTTCCCCAGTGTAGGTCGTCCGCCAGATCATATAGTACCGTATCACGACCATCATCCGATTTTCTGAGACCACGACCAATCGACTGTAGGACACGAATCTGTGATTTTGACGGCGATGCGAATATGATATTATGTATATTCCTTATGTTCACGCCTGTAGAGAACACTCCCTGAGAAGCCACGATAATCGCATCATTTTCTCGCTCGGTGATCTGCCTTACCTGCTCGCGTCCGTCAACATCGGTCTCACCCGAGACATAGAACACGTGACGGTCCTCATTCGCCTTGGAGCGAATTAGATCGTGGAGTGGTTTACCGTGCTTCTCGACGAACTGAAACAGAACGAGAGTATTGCCGGTCTGATCGAGCGCCAGGTTTCGAATGAACTTGTTTCGTTTTTCGTTCGTAACGATAAAGTCGATCTCATCGTGGTACTTAGATCCCTTTACCAGTTTGCGCATCTCTTCCGGATACTTGAGCAACAGTACGTTGATGTCAAGTGAGGCGAGAGTCCCTGAGTCCATCAGACTCTTTGTCGTGGTGACGTTCTTGACCGGACCGAAACCACCCTCGAGCACCAGCTTATGAGTATCGGTTCCGTCCAGCGTGCCCGTGGTACCGAATCGATAGTCAGCGTTCTCTAGCTTAGTGAGTATCGACGTCAGCGACTTTGCCTTAAAGTTGTGTGCCTCGTCACCGATCACGCAACCAAAGTCCCTGTACCAGTGTTTGGGTAGTTTATAGATCGACTGCCAGGTCGAGATGTAGATTCTCGCATCGGACTCCTTGTCCTTGCCCGAATAGATCTTATGACAGTGATCGGCGACGTTAAACGAATCATCGGTGGCGGAGTAGTCCTTAAAGTCGGAGTACATCTGCTCGACCAACGACGTGGTGGGTACGATAATAAGAACGTTCTTCGACTCGTTCTGAAGGTACCATCGGCAGATCAGATAAATGATGAGCGATTTCCCTGATGCCGTTGGTGACAGCAACAGCGCCCGCTTGTTCGATAGTGCATGGTCTACTGCATTTATCTGATAGTCCTTCGGTGATATCGACTGATTCCTCGCGGTAAGCGGTAGATCCTCGATAAACGATAGATCAATCTGTTGGCTTGTCTTTGGAGGACCGTATACGGGATCATCGATATCCTCGATACTATAGTTTCGTCCTTCTGCCGCCGCGAACGCGACGATGTAATCGTAGAGTCCGGCATAGATTCTATTCGTCCTGTTATCCAAAAGTCTGATTTTTCCATCCCAAAGCCGATTTTTATACGCGGGCATATGCTGGTATCCAGGCACAAAAAACGTAAAGAACTCCGAGAGCTCCATAAGGATCCCTCGGTCCTCGCACTGTACCTGTAGATACGCGTGATTGACTTTTTTGAGACGGATATCTGCAGTCATTAGATCCCTGAAGTGAACTTCTGCCATTCTATGATATTTTTGATATTTTGATGACGCCAGCGAATATTATTTATGATCTCCTCAAGAGTCGCGACGAGCTCCTTGAGATAATCGATCTTCATCTTTGCGGTCTGAATGTCCTCGTCTGAATCGTAGAAGTAGTCCATGTCACCCTTTAGAACTTTAAGACCACCAAGCGGATCATAGTCCCATCCCCGAGCATCGATCTCATCCTTCGACATCTTCCCGTTGTACCAGAGCCACTTGTCCTTGAGAAGGGTACGGAACTCTGCTTCCTTTCGTTTTAGCTGAAGTCGAGTGACCGACAACATCTCAAGGTACTTTGCATGAAGTCGAGCAGAGTCACGGGACGACTCGTCGAGTTTAAGTTCATCAATCTCAGAGTCAACCTTCCACATTTCGAGTACATCTTCTAATCGCAATGCCATACTATAACCTCACTGGTGCATGATGTAAAAGTATTTATATACGTTAGGGTTTAGGTCTTCTTACCATAACAGAACGGTCGTTTCGATTAGACACAAAACCAAAACGTGAATACCAGCGGCGCAAATCACTTGAACTAGTGTCAGAATACCCATCAGCAAGCAAATGTATTTTCACACCGTGTTTGTCGGCAATACTGATAAGAAATTCCATAGCTTTTGTTCCCGCACCCGAACCTTTGTCGAGTGAGTAGATATCATGTATATGAATTCCTTCGCTAGACGGTGATATATGCATTACTGCATTCCCAACTATAGAGGCTTTGTCATCCATAGGATGTGGCTTTGTTTTTCTTAAAAATTCTTCAACGGCATTCTCGATTCTTTTTTTATCACCGCCGAACCCTCGCAAACGTATTTCACTGATATACTCTTTGAACGATTTCATGTCTAGTGCCTACATTTTGACCAATGTATAAGAAACTTTTGATCCAAAGTCGTCTTTATCTTTTAACTTGTATCCACGGGATGATGCGAATCGATTGATCAATCTATTATAAAGCCGAATTCTGGAGTTACTAGAGTCAGGTGTTTTTTCTGCTGTAAAATAGAGTTTTTCCGGATCTTTATTTTTAATAAAATCACTTATGATGTCTAAGACAGTTGAAAAGATCCTCATTTCGTCACCATCACCCTCGCCTGTGACCGCATGTTCACTGTCCACTGTAAATATCACTTCCCATGTTCCGGGAGCAATAATATCAAAGACTACTGCGAGGTCCTTACCGTTTACGTTTGATTGATAATCCACGGCGCCACGTGAGTCCCTCGTCATTTGCCACCGAGCAGGTTTGTCGAATAACTCGTTGATCTGAGTTTTGAATTGCTTGAATGATTTCATTGATTTACGTTATATTTTGACCAATGTGTATACCATAGACCCTCTGTACTCGAACCGGTCCTCTAATTTGAACCCGATCGACGGGGCGTACCGACGAATTAGTCTATCGTACAATCGAATTCTGGATTCTCTGCCCGTCTTACTTTTATCTGCCAAGAAAAATAACTTCTCTGGGTTTTTAAGGGTAACAAAGTCATCGATAATGTCCAGAACAGTCGAAAAAATCGCGATTTCATCGCCTTCGCCAGTAACATCAGTTCCTAAATCTGTCGCAAAAGTTACTGACCAGTGATCATATTCATCATCAAAGTAAAATGATACCGACAAATTTTGGCTATTTACACTAGATTCATACCCTACGTAACTGGGTCTATTTGCGGTCATTTTCCAGCGAGCAGGTTTGTCGAATAACTCGTTGATCTGAGTTTTGAATTGCTTGAATGATTTCATTTATCCGACTCTTTTTGCGATCCTTGGGTCAAGTACCACAAACTCCTTGACCGAACCCCTGAACCAGGCTGCGATTGAATCGTATCCTCGATCCCTTAGTTCTCTTGATGCCTCTTCTGGTCTGGTGGTAGTGCTGATACCTAATCCCTCCAGAGCACGGTTCCACTCACTCACACCAGTACCATCCAACTCAAGTGTCTTTTTCGGTGATACTCTAAATGTAAGAACGACGGGTTCACCACCATGAATATCCGCCGCTCCCTGAGCGTATGCTTTTGCGAGCCCTTCGATGGCGGTCAGATAAAACCCTGCACCAACGAACCCGGGATCAGTTCTTCCTACCATCTTGGGATCAAACTCATCGAAATCGGTATTTGTTCCATGATAGAAGGTCATGGACCGATAACGATTTTCGGTCAGACAATTATGAAATTGTTTGAATGATTTCATTTGTGTCTTACTGAATCTTAAAGTAGGAGTAGTTGAATGTAACTTCTGCGGTCAGATAGTCGACAGTCGTATTCTTTACATCAAAGTCCAGAGTCGTGAGCGATACAGGATACGCATCAACGAACTTAATCTCTCTTGTAGGATTGTTGTTCGAGTCGAGGACGATCAATGAGACGTCGCGAGTCTTTTTGATAGACCTTGAGTCCTGCTCGATAACCAGGCCAAGAAGCCACTCATGGATCTCGTGGTAGTTCTCGAGTTTTTCATCGACGATAAACGAACAGGAGAAAGGAGAGTAACTGATCTTGTCACCGGCAATCTCTATGGTTCGCTGTGGTGTCGCGTATGGGGCGGCATCAACGGATATCTCTGGAATCGATGCAGTCTGAACGGTAAACTCCGTGTTCGGATATCTCTGAGCATCGATAAGAAGCCGAAACGAAATGGGATCGGCAAACGTAACGTCCTCTATTCTCTGGTTCGATGCTGAGTCCGAAAAGTCAACTCTTGTATCATATACCATTACTTATCGTTTCCTTCAATATCCTCGTGATCCGCAACGATCTTTTCTACGTGGAGAAATGGAATCCTTTCGTTTGGCACGAATCTCCAGTAGTGATTGATCTTTGACGATCCTTTGGTTGTTCGATAGATTCCAAACACAGTCTGAGTAAGGCCGATCTTGACGATGATCGCACGCTCACCGTCGATAATAACCTCCTCACCCTCCTTGAACTGACCGGAAAACTTAAATGAAACCGAGCGGACTACCTTACCAGCAAAGTCACGAAGCCACAATGTAAAGATAAGAGCAACCGCACCAGTAATGAACGGTCCTGCCCATTCGTATAGTTGCTCTACAATTTCGTTTTCCATGGTACTATTTATATGGAATGTTTTTTAAGTATAAAAAAAGGGGACCCGAAGGTCCCCTTGCACTCTAGATTTAAGATAAGATTAAGCTTATCCCTCACCCAGAATATTATCGACGCGGAAAATCCTGTAATATTCGTTTTCACGAACGTTACCGATCGAATCCGGCGGAGTAGTGTTGCCGGCGGAAGTACCGACGAACGGATTCGCCACCATACCGTAGCGAGTCTTAAACCCGATCTTCGGCTGGAAGGTCTGCTCACCGACCGCACGGACCATGGTCAGCGGGACGTATGGGCAGTAGAAGATACCAGCGTCGTATGGGTTGGAGCCACGATAACCGACGGTCAGGTAGTTCTTAACGGCATATGGGTCGATGTAGACCTTGATGCCGCTTGACAGAGTACCGACGAAGGTGTTACCAGTGTCGTCAACCTGAAGGTTGGCGTTGGCAGCGGTGGCCGGAACGTTTTTCAGTGAACCAGTGGCGGACAGAGCGGCCGCAACGTCCGAGGAACACAGGATGAAGTTACCCTTACCGCGACGTGTGTCCTTCGCGATCTGGTTGGCCTCACGCTGTAGCTGTACCAGCAGACCCTGGTACTTCTCAACGGACCAACGACCATCGGCATCAACGTCAAGATCGAAGACACCAGGTGTGGTCAGATCGGACTGCTGAGCACCGAGCTTCGCACGAGAGTTGATCGTACGGACCATCTCACGGTTGATCTCGGCGAGAACCTCGGCGGACAGGATGTTCGCAAGCTCAGTCTCGGCGTCGAGACCGTGGATGCTCTTGAGATCCTGTGCCAGTTCCATCGTGTACTCGGCCTTCAGGGCGCGTGACTTAGCGGTAACGGTCGCACGCTCGATGGTGAATGACATCTCACCGAACAGATTGTCCGAAGAACCACCGAGTGCCTCGGCCTCCTGAGTGGTCATGCCCTCACCGAAACCGAAGTTATCGGCAACGTCGTTCAGAGGATCGGAATCAACCGCATCACCCTCACCCGGAAGTGAAGAAGGTGAACCGGAATGAGTACCTGCCTTCTGATTCTGCGTCAGACCGTCGAAGCCCGAGGAGCTGTAGTCGGTCAGTGCCTCGTTATACAGAGCCTCTGTAGAATCGAGACGTGAAGCAGCGTCGTTGTAACGAGCCTTCATTGCGAAGATCAGACCGGTAGGTCCGCTCATTGGCTGAACGCCGGCAATGTCATACGCAATCAGGTTAGGCATCGCACGACGAACGAGTGAGATCAGAATCGGATCCCAGTTGTCGATCGCACCAGTGCCACCTGAGGTTGAGTTAAGAGGAGCGTCTTCAGACAGGTACTGCTGCTGACCACGCTGTTCGGCGAGTTCACGCTCGGTGTTCTCAAGAACCTGAGCCATCACGCCGCGCTTGTAGTTATCGGTCAGTGCCGGTGCCTCATCGACATCGAGCACTGGCTGCCACTTTTTAGAAGTAGTTTCTGATGTAAACATTTTTGGATACTCTCCTTTGAGTAATTATCGTGCAGTCTTACGAAGAGCAGAGAGATACTTAGACATTGCGGGAGAAACGTTTTCCTGTTCCTCTGCAACATCGGCATCAATACTGGTATCTTCCAAGATTGTTTTCTCTGATGAGTTGTCAGATGAAGTGCTTTCGGTGAAGTACGATTCCTTGATCGTTTCGACCTTATCAGCAAAGGTCTCCTCGTTCTCGAAATCAACACCTTCGGCAAGCTTGCGCAGCTTCTCTGCCTGTGAAGCGGTCAGATCATCCGATGCCTCGGTGATAACCCTTTCACGAGTGAGTTCCTGAACCTTCTCCTTCAGAGTCATAGACTTCTTGACGGATTCGTTCAGTTCGTCCTCGAGACGGTCGACCTTGGTTGCGAGCTCATCGACGACGTCGATCTTCGAATCGGGAACCTCAACATAGTGCTCAGTGAATACACCCTTCAGTGCACCCATGAACGACTCAGCAATCTCGGCGCGAAGACCGTTCTCAATTGCCAGCTTGTTGTCCTCGACCCAATTCTCAACGACGTAGTTGAGATAACCGTCGACCTTCTCGACCAGGTCAGACTGAATACGATCGGTCTCTTCGGAAAGTTCGCGCTGATAGTCCTCTTCGAGTTCCTCAACACGCTCACCGACCCGAGCATTCAGAGCTGCTTCAAAAATGGTCTCGGCCTTTTCCTTGAAGCCTTCAGAAAGAGTTGCCTCGGAATCCACAAGAGCCTCGATATCCTCTTTGTACTCTTTTTTGTGGTTTTTTGTTTCCTTCTTGTGCTTACGCTCTTTCTTGTACTTCTCAGAGGTCTTAGACATTTCGGAATCACCATCCTCGTGATCCTCGTCGTCGTGATCCTCTTCTTCGGTCTTGGCCTCGTGCATCATTTTCTCGACAGTCTTAGCAACGTCATTCTTGTTCATTGCGTGAAGTTTGTCGTATGCAGCCTTGATCAGACCTGCCTTGGTCTTTGGCAGAGGCTTTGCCTTCGGAGCAGCATCGGTCGCGTCATCAACTTCGTCGACACCGTGACCGGTAGCTACCTCAGTAGGCTTACCTTCTTTTGCTTCATCCAGATTCGCGATTCCCTCGTCAGAAACTTTGTCATTAACGAGGTCATCGCGGAGTTTGCTACCATCTGTTGGCATTTGCATTTACTCCTACTTTGTCAAAGTTTTGAGAGGAAATCTTACTCAAAAGATCTCAGTCTCCTACCTATTCACAATTAATCCCACGACAGTGAGAGTACCCATTTA